ACAGTTGTGCCACTAGAATTCACCCAATTTGTGCCGTTATACCAGATTGGGATACCTAAAGTGGTATCAAAGTATGTTTGTCCGATAGAAAGACCTTTATTAGGCCTATTTGCAGTCGTTCCAGATGCTGGAACTACCACTGCACGAGTAAAGCTATCTATTGTATTAAAGTAAAGACGTAATGCGTTAGAGAACTTATCTTGTGTTAATGCACTGTATTCTGGTGGTGCTAACGGTAAGTTAGGTGCAATAGTCGGAATTAATTTGTTATCAAAAGCCATTATCTTCTACCATCTGGTTTAACATCAATACGAGGTACACCAAGTTGCCATGCTACACCTAATCCTGTGGATGTAATATTAAATGCCATTTGACGAGCACGTATACGTGTGTAAACTTCACCACTAAATTGTTGAATTGGATATTCTGCAACTGATGTATAGTTGTTTGCACTTATTACAGAATCAACATCTGAAGTAACTACGGTAGCACCTGAATTTTGACGGCCATATAAGGTCATGGTGACAGACGGATTGTTGACTGTAGATCCGTTAAAGTTTACATCAGGTAACATACGCCATACGAATCCTAAATGGTCTCCAGCATCAATACCAAAATCAGAAGACTGTATGTAAGAAGTAATAGGTTGTGGGCTTGATGTTGAAACATCATCTGTACCAACCTCATGATAAAGAAGCCTATTATTATAATCTGCTGCTACTGGGTATGGGTTAATACCATATTGTAACCATGCAGTACGAGCCATTGTTCCATATGTCCAAACCTTATCTAAATAGTTGTAAATGACATATTTGTCAATTTGATTTGAACCACTTGAGTTACTTACATAGAACCACCAAACTTCGTTATAGCCCTCATTAGATCCAGAAAAGACTTGGAATGATTGGTTAGTATTGATGTCATCAAATACATACTGACGTAATGAACATGGTAATGTGGAAACAGTACCGTTATACATATAGAATTTATCTTTACCCATCCAATAAGTTACGTTATTAACTGTGACTGCTGAATTAGGTGACATGATAGAAATATTATCCATCAATACTTGGAATGACCAAACATAAGGGAATCCAATATACTGCATAGAGTAAAGACAAGAATCAGTCCAAATCAATATTTCTTGACGTGTAGTTTGAGATTGCATAATGTAAGAACCATTCGTCAATTGGAACTCACCAGATTGATTTGTGGTGCTTGGTACCCAAGTAAATTGGTTAGCTTGATCTGACCAACGTACAAGCATGGGATTGAATGCTGTGTTTGGGTTTGATGGGTTATAAGAATTAGCACCCATAGCAATTAAGAATTGTTGGATAGGAGCTGATAAAATTTGATTAGTTTCTAATGGAACAAACTGTTGATAGGTATAAGATGTTCCAGGTACAGTAGAATTAGATGCTAAGCTACTTAAAGCTACAGCACGAGTAGATACGCCATTTGCAGCTACCCAATAGTAAATAGGTCCACCACGAGGTGCTATGGCTAAGTCTGCACCATAGTTATCATTTGTCCAAAGTCTTAATTGTAGAGCTATACCAGATGTATAACCTGTGCCCCAACCACGAGATCCTTCTTGCACATTAATATAAACAGAAGATCCACCACCTGTAGCTGATGATGTGGCTTTGTATGAATTAGGTAAAGTAATTGTAAATCCAGCAGCTGATATGTTGGATATTTGGAATGTATTATTAAGTACAGCGGCAGGAACGCCTCCTACAGAAGCTGCTCCACTCAATGCTACGGTAACTATAGCTGCAGTACCTGAACCTGTACCAACATTAGTAGCAGTAAAGACTGTGCCTACTGCTGTTGAAGATGCACCAATAGATGTCCAATTAGTTGTGCCAGAGGCTACAATTTGATATTGTTGACCTACGACTAATGCAGTTGCATTAACAATAAAAGTATTTGGGAAAGCAATAGTAACTGTAGAGCTTGATGCAGTGGTCGTAATTGGATTAGCACTCATTAAAACAGGTGATGTAGTATCTCCACCCCATGGGCCTGATCCCCATCCCGTGCCTACTGTTTCTGTGACTAAACCTACAGGATATTCATATTGAGCTATGACTGTTCCACCACCTGTGGCCGTAGAAGAAGCCGCATTAGATGAAGTGACTGTGTATTGAGTAGCATTTAAAACAGATGCAACAATATATTCGTTATTAGCATTAACACCAGAAGTAGCAATGTTGATACCACCTACATTTGATGTGGCTGAAAGAAGAACATAATCACCTACGTTAGGTGAATAATTACCATCTGTAATAGTTAACACATATGAAGAAGCAACAGTAGCAATAGCTGCTGTGAGTGAACTTGTATAGGATATAGGTGTAATGTCATTATAAGTACCACCAAAGTAAATATAATACTTAGAGCTAGTTCCTACGCCAATATAGCTTGAAAGTCCGTTAAGATTAATCCATGACCATAAAGCACGGCAAACGCCTACATATTGGCTTGGATTAACCTGAACCCAGCCACCAATTTTTTCTGGAAGACCTGATCTAAAACGAACTTTATCAGAAAGATAAAATCCACCTTCGTTACTGTAATCAGTACCTTCTCGGTTAACGCCTGGTCTATATGTGAGTTTTTGTAATGGCATATTATTCTAGTACGTCTAATACCTTATTAATTTTCATAACACGATCATCAAGGCCAAGTATACCGCCATTAATGCGTTTTGTCATATTTGTGTAGTCTTGTGCATCAGCTAAAATGTTTAGCCCATGTTTGTTCCAGAACCAGCCAGCAGACAATACAGCCCCAGTAGGTTCAGAAATAAGGTCAGGATTATCCAAAAGATCCAAGCCCAATGCTTCTCCACAATTCTTGTAATTATCTTTACCAGTGATTTGTATAACACCACGACCAATGTATTTGAATCCATCTCCATCCTCCGTGTTACCCATACGTCCTGCATAAACTTTATTAGCAATCTTTTCTTGATTATGGGCATATTGATTCGCTGTATCAAGATCAGGAAAACGACTAGGCCATGTTTTCATAAGTGATTCAGCACTATAATTAAGGTTTTCTTTTACAAACTTAAAGTTACCAGATTCATGTTGGCATTGACCAATAAATGCAGCAATACGTCTATTAGAATCTAAAGCATATTTTTTAAGTGCTTGATTGATAGGGTCAAGCCATTTTAAGTCTATACCAAGCTCTTGTAATTGAGATTCGTTCATTTAACACCTAATTGGAGGTTGATGAATTCTTGGAGGCTGATGACGTGTTCTGTCTCGTCTGCACAGTCTCTGGTAATAGATAAATAGTCTTTGGTTGAGCCATTAGGGAGTCTGAAGGTGTTGCTGGTGTCGGACACTGCACTGCCACTGGAACTAGGCTTGTGCATCCCGTCATAATAAGCGTGAAGAGAATTAAGCTTTTTTTCATAGTTGTCTGTTACCTTTGTTGTTATTTCTTTTTGTTGAGCTAATACGACTTTGTTGTGTTCTTCTTGGATTTTTCCTTGAGCTTCAACATCAGTCTTAAATGCTACAAATCGTAGATGTTCTACATACCATCCACCTATAGCTGCACCTGTGATAGCTATACCAAAGAATGCAAGTCTAATATATAGAAGGATCATTCTTTATCTTTTTGTGTTGCTGCTTTAGCACCAATAGCTACACCACTTCCACTTAACACTGAACCAAATCCAATGCCTAATTGTGAAAAGTCAAATGATGATCCATGAAATACATGAACCAATGCACATGCTGAAAATGTGAGTACAGCTACAATTGCTACAAATCTAGCAATACAAAATGTTTGATTATCGTCTTCAGTTAAGATGTCTTTAATGAGTTTATTCATATTAGTTTCCTAAAGGATTTATTGTGGCCTTACGTAATGCTTTCATTTGCTCATTCATTGAAGTAATGGCAGCATTAACTTCTTGTGTATTACCTTTTGCCATAGCAATAGCTTCTCTTGAAGTTGCTAGTGCATCAGATGATTTTTCTTGCATTCTGACAGAGGTATCTTGTAAT